GCTCTTGCTGTTGTAAAAGTTATTACACCATTAACATAAGTAAACCCTGTTGACACCTCAGAATCATTAACATATAAACGAAACTTGCCATTATCATTTTTAATGGCTATCTCTATATCTTCAGTTAATGTAAATTGAGTTTGATTTGCTTCGGCAATAAATACCTGAGCAGATTCGTAATATTGATATGCTGATGTTGTGAGTAATGCCATTATCTAGTTATTTCAAGTTGTATTTTCTTTTGTTCCTCTTGCCCTGCTATTTGTATCAATTGGGGATCTTTTACTATTATACCTGCGTGAGCAAGTATTTTTATAACTAAATTAACTTGTTCAGATTTATGTAGTTCAAAGTCATATGAACTTGATGCTTGAAAATTATAAGCATTATTAGCTGTTCTCGTAAAGCCCCATTTAGGTTCTTGTGGAATTTTAATATAATCTATCTGAGCAGACGTTAATGTAGTGGGTAAAAATTTTATTTTGGTACTCATAGATGGCGTTGCTGTGTTAGCAGTTACCGCTTGATTTGAAGTGCTTGCGGATGCCGATTCTAAATAATATACCGGATAGTCTAAGGTAGGCTTAGTTAATTTTGAAGCATTTATATAAGACAATTCAGATTTTTTAACTTCTTGTAGATTAATTGTTCTATCACCTGATGTTATATTTATAATTCTATATATATCTGCTGGTAAAGTTGAAGTGCCTGTTGATATACTTAATGTAGCTTCTTTAGATAATATATCTATTTTTTCTTTTATGTTTCTTGGCAAATCTCCATATTCATCATTTACAACAAAACTTTTCTTTCTATTCAACGCCCTGTTGTAATCAAAAAATGATTTTTCAAGTAAGTCTAATTGCACTTGGCCACCTATTTTATTAAACTGGTCAGGTGTTAAATATCCTCTACCTTCTTTATTCATTATCGAAAGGACGGTTCTATATACTGCATTTACTGATATTGCCATAATATTTTTTTATATAATGATTAAGCCGCCGTAGCGGCTGAACCACTATCGACTTATTTTAGTCTTTTTTCAATTGTTTGGTAAACTTCAACACCTTCATCTGTTTTAAACCATACAGCTAAAGCTGAATATGGATTTTCATCAAATGGAACTGTCATAAGTTTTCTATCATTAGATCCCCACGTAAATGTTCTTTGGTCGTTGGAAAGCTTTATAATATGATTTTCTACGGCTTTTATACCTAAGTTTCTAATATTAATGTTTTCGTCTTCGACTAATTCTAAGAACAGTTCTGGGTTTCTTTTAGCAAATAGTAATAAATCTCGTTTAAGTTCCTTAGAAGCCATCTGAGATACCTTAGATCCCAATTCTGACCTCAAAATTGCCTCTGCGTGATCAACTTCGATATTTTGTGCAGCTGTTAAAGCTGTAATTTCTAATTGAAGTGTATCTAATTCATCTTCTGCAATTTGTACTGCATCATACTCTTGAAAATGCGTTCCATTTTTTGGATGAACTAAAAGAAATTTTTGTAATGTTTGCTGTTCTTTTGGTACAAAAAGTTTACCATCTCTAAAAGAAATATGTGATAATCTTTGGCTACCTTTCATTTCGTCTATAAATATTGTGTTTTGATTTTGACAATATTTAACTTCTCTTTCATATCCTTTTTCTGCATCGAAATGTAAAATTCCTCTACTATTTAATATGTATGTAATAGGTGTATCTCTAATAGTTAATTCATACAACCTATCTTTTACTTCCCATTTTGGTTTTTTAACCTCAATAGGTTTTGTTTTTGGTGGAGCAACCATTACTGGTTCCTCAGCAGCCACCTCTGCTTTTTGTTTTTTTGCCATAATTTAATAAAATAAAAAAGTTAAAATAAAGGTAGGGTGCCGAAGCACCCATCCCTTTAATAAATATTAAGAATCAAATCTTATGAAGTTGTTTGCAGCTTGCACTACTAAACATCTTTCAGATAGATAATGAATCTCCATTTTGTCAAAGCCAGTTGTTGCAGCTCCAACAGAACCAGTAACCCAAGTTTTCAGTTTTCTGTCATCAGCTTGAGAAGCTCTATATCTTACGTGTAAGAAAGGTCTTCTAACATTTGCAGCTAATGTTTGATCATAAACTGAAGAACTACCAGCTGGAAGTAAAACTCCTTTTAAACCTCCTGTTAAACCTCTTGTAGATTTATCGTTAAGATATTTCCAGTCAGTTTTATAGAAGTCGTAAGAACCTCTTCTAAATCCAGAGAAACCAAGATTAAGTGCCATTTCTTCAGAGTTGTTAAATACACCCCAAGATGTACCACCTGAATAGTAAGCGTTTAATCCTGCTAATAAGTCATCCATTACGATGTTAGCATCTCTGTCTAAGAAAAGCATGTTTTCCTCGATAGCTCCTTGTTTGTCTAATTCTTTCAATAAGTCATCCCATTCACCGATTTCTGGTGATGCGTTGAATTGTTGAGTTGCTACGATACCTCTACTACCGATAGCTGAAAGTAAACCTTCAGATCCATCAGGAATATCAGCATCAGCGCCTGCAGCAGATTTTTCAGCTTCGATTAATGCCATTTCCATGTAATCATCGAATCTAACGTTTGTATCGCCGCTAGCTTTTAAGTACCATAAGTATCCGCCTTGACCACTTTCGCCAGTAACTTCAACCCACCCAATTTGAGCAGTATCAGAACCGTTGATTTCAAAGTGATCTTTAAGGATCATTGGTTTATTTGTAAAAGTTTTGAACGAAGGCTCAACTGATTCAGTCATTGCGTCAGTGCCTTTCTTAAATTCAGAACCGTAAACGAATAACTTGATTGTTTGCGTTGCACTTCCACCTGAAATAGTAGAAGAAACGTTAGTTACGTTAGCAGCCCCATAAGGTTTAAGTACTGGGTTTGCGCCCACTGATTTTACAAATGCTTTAAACACAACACCTGCAACTTCACATACAACTGTGTTACCAATTCTTAGTGAGTGTGCAATATCAGAACCACTTGTGTTGTCAATATCTTTAATTGCAGCTAGTGATCCACTTGCGATAGTTACTGTTGCTTGATAAGCGATGTGTAATCTCCCTTGTTCAGACCAAATTACTTGATCAGATTGCATCGGCATTTCTGCTCCTGCCATTTTTAAGAATCCAGCTACGGTTCTATTACCGTATCTTTCAACTTCTTTTTCATACAATTCCGGTAAGTATTGTTTTGCCCATCCGTCATTCTGAATGTCTAAATAACTACCTGCAGTAGTCATTTTAGTAGCATTCGGAGTGGCTAAACTGGCTACCGCCGGTCCTGTAAATACATTATTGTTTGCCATTTTTAATTAATTTGTTTTGTTAATAATTTTTGAACTTTAATTTTAGCCCTGAATTATCATCCCCGGAAATAGCTTTTACCTTAATACCACCAGCATCAACAAAACCATCAGCGGTTTTACGCGGGTTCATATTGATATTTTTTGCATCTGCTGTCATTTGTTTTACAGCATCCGCTTTACCTTGTTGGTAAAAATGATTTGCTATTGAGTCGGGATTGGAAGCAGTAAATAAAGCTTTGTGGAAATCACTTGTGTTGGTCAAAAGATTATTTTTGTCAACGTATTTATCAAAGACACTTGATAAATTTTGTGTATCCTTAACTTTATTAGCATCCTTAACATTGAATCTATACTTCTTGTCTCCGACATTGAAATTAAAACCTTTAAAATCTTTGTCAAAAAACTTGTTAGTTTCTTGTTTAAAATGTTTTGTTTGCTTCTCTAATAATTGCTCAGCTGATTTTTGCTCAGTATTATAACGATTAAAAAATTCTATAGCTTTTTGTTGTTCAGGTAGTAACTTAGAACCCAACTTGACTTCTTTGTAATACTGATCCTTCAACCCTGTCAAAAAGTCTTTAGCATTTGCAACCGCTTCTTTGTGAGCTAATTTTTTTCTTCTAACATCTCTTTCTTCATCTATTTCATCATCATATTCAAAACTATCTTCTATTAAAAAAGATATTTCATCATAACTGAGATGTGGTTTTTTGTGTTTGTAATATTCCCTTAATAAAGTATCGTTATCTACATTAGCATAATCTGCACTTAATCTTACATAATCTTCTAATGTTCCACCAGTTTCTTCCATAAACTTTACTAAGTCTTGGATATTTTCTGGTAAATCTACAGGTTCTTGTGTTTCTTCTTCCTGTGATACTTCTTCTTGTTCCGGTGTGGCGTCGGTAGCTTCAATGCTTCCATCCACTCCTGTCTTGTCAATATTATTGGTTTCATCGGTTTCTTCTATTATTTCTTCAAGAATAGGAGAGTCTATTTCTTCTTCAACTTCTTCTTGACCTTGTTTAGTTTCTTTTTCGTTGCTTTCTTGTAAGGCATCTTCTTGATTTTTATCGGTTTCACTTAAATTAACTTTGTACATTCCAGATTCCTCATCAAATTTAGAATCTTTCTGTACTACTTCTTCTTTTTCGGCTGGAGTCATTATTTCGTCTTCCAACACTTTTGCTTTAATTTCTGCCATAATAAAATATTATATAATTGTTAAAAAAATTTATCTTGGATCAAATTGCTCTAACCCAAATCCACCTAAGTTATCAAATCCAGCGGATTCAAACCTTTTAGGGGCTTTGCCAGATTTTCTCTGGTCTATTAATTCACTTTGTTGAGAAGCTTGAATTTTTGTTCGTTCATCTTTACGATCTTCTTTATACTTCTCTTTATCATTAATTACATTCGATTCAACTTCTTTAAGCTTCATATTTAAATCAAATTCAAATTGCATTAATTCTTTTTTAATAGCTGCTTCTTTTTCTAATTTTTGAATATCAAAACCAGATTTAGCTTGTTCTATTTGAACTTTACTTTCAGCAATACCTTGTTGTTTTTGGATCTCCGCTGCAGCAGCAGCTTGAGAAGACTCTTGATTAGCTTGAGATTGAGCTTGTATATTTTCTTGCTGTATTTGTCTGTCTTGGTCAAATTTCTTTTTTCTTCTTATTTTTAATAATTGATTAGCAAGTTTTAAATTTCTAACTTCTCTAACATCAATAGCATCTTCAAGGTTTATAGCTTGTTGCTGAATAGCCATTTGAATGTTATTTTCAAGTAGGGCTTTTTCTTCTTCATCAGGTGCTAATTCTAAAAATACACCAAAATCATGTATATGTAAGTCTTTAATTTCATTTAAATTACCTACATTTATTTTACCCAAGGTTTGCATAAATTGATTACTAGTATTAGAATACTCCAATACATCTGATATCCTTAGTGATACCGCTTCAGCTGTTTTTAATGTTAAATATAAACCACCCTGTAATATATGTCTGGTGGCTGTATTGCTATTAGCAGCTGCTAATTTTTGTAACCCAACTAAAGCATGTTTATCTGGTGTGCTACCATCTCTTGCTTCATTTAAACCGGTTACGTCTCTCATCATTTGTAAATACATATTATAAGACTGTATCAAACTAGCTATCTTATTATTACCTCCTGATGATTGGAGTTCTTGAATAGGCACTTTACCAGGATTCATATCACCATCTTGTGTCATTGATCTACCAATAACAGAACCGGTTTGGAAATACATATTCAACGCTTCTTGCGGATTGTAATTTGTACCATTACCTAAATCCACTTCAGCAAGGCCGTCCGCATCTAAATACACACCGTCTGGTACAAGTCTGGAAAGAACCTGTTGTAGTTTTAAATGCGTTATTTGAATCATGTCAGCAAAAGATGTCATTCTACCAACTAAAGATTCAGGCTTTCCTTTATATATTCTTGGAGCTACAATACTATAACTCATAGCTACTTTTGTAATATCAGACTTAGGCCTAGTCATATTAACAGCTTTTTGCCATTTTAACAACTTTTCATGACCTACAATTTTTGCACCTTCATATAAACATTCAATTGCCCTATTTACTTTTTTAAATCTAGGATCACTTTCTTCTGGAGGATTAAATCCATCATCCTTTTTTAATGCTTTAGAATAACCAGTACTACCTTCTTTTATTTTATATACTTGATTTTCAAAAGTTTTATATTCAAAATGTAATACATATACATAATTACTATCTACACTATCTGATGTAGAAAACTTATTACGTAGCTTAGTACTACCTGATCCATAAGATTCTAACTTCTTTATATCTTCAGTAGTTAATTCTGGGAATTGCTTTTTAAGTTCTGCAATAGTTATTTTTTTAACCTCCCCAATATAATATAAATCGTCAAAGTATGGAGATTCTGTATATGAATAAACTAAATCAGAAGGATCAACGTAATTTAATTTAATACCTTCTGCTGTATTAAAACTATTTTTAACACAAGATATACCTAAAACAGTTATATCATAATCTAATCTCTTCTTAAGAAGATCATATTTGTTTAAATCGAATACATTGGTTATTGCTTGTTCTTGAGCAATTTCTATGCTTTGCTTGTAGTTCAATTGCATGTGCAATTCTAACTCTTCATCAGATTCAGGTAAATTATTTGGATCATTTTTAAATGTATTTATCCCTGTTTGTGCTTCTACGTTTTGTTTAAATTCAAATAAACGCATGTCTTCTAAATAACCCTTAACATATTCAGTCCTTGCAGCTGAAGCTACACTATCCACAGAATATGCTTTTAAATCATATGTTCTTTCTGCAATACCATTAACCACTATATCCACAAATTTTGGTATAATAGGGACTGGTTTCCAATCCAAATTAAGGTATGATAAATCACCATTGATTGATAATTCGTTTTTATATTTTTCTACACTTTGTTCACCTCTTGCATATAGTCTTAATCTATGAAAATTATCTCTATTTGCAAAGTAACGTGTATCCGACCCGTCTTTTCTAAACCACTCTGCTTCTATTGCATTACCAATCTGTAAACCATATTGTTCACTAGATTTCTCAGCATCGCTTACAGCTTGACTTGGGAAAATACCTTTTTTAATCCCTTTACCCATTTATTGTATCATTTTTGAAATATTTCCTTTATTGTTATATTTAGCAAAGCTAAAATTAACTTTATCTTTTAATTGTATCTCCGCACGAGGTGCGTATAAATTCTTATTACATGCCATAACAGCTAATCCAGAGCTTATCGCGGCATCAAATTTTGTCCTTTTATTTATATCAAACTTAGCCCAATCATTTAATGTAACATTAAAATACATATCTCCATAATCCCCGTGCCCTTTATCACCTACATACGAGTTTATATAACTTTCAATTGCAGCAGCATGAGCTTGCCTTATATCTTCACTTGAGTTTGGTATTCCGCCTATTTCTTTTTCAGCAACAGATAATCTATTCCAAACTTTATCAGGTCTATTCATCGAATAGCCTCTGTAACCTCTTCTTTTTAAATAATATAATAACCTAGGTTTGTTATTTTCAGCAAGTATTGGCATACCATAAAAATATAATGCCATTAATATATCCTCAAAAAATATTTCTGCGGTTTGAGGTCTTGCAATATATTCTAAAAAGAACCTATTCGGAGGGGCATCCTCCATACTAAATTTTGTAAGACCGTGTAAAGAACCTTTAGATCCTTTGCCATCTGTTGTACCGGATATATCATAACTATCACAACCAAAAGCTCCAACATGCTCATTACCGGGATATTTAATACCATTTTTTATTATTACTTTATTTTGTAAATTTGCACTTGGTATCCAACTTACATTAAATCTTCCATTAGGGTTGGGCGTAAAATCTACTTTTGTATCTTTGATCCCGTTCCTCCACGAAAAACTCCCAGTATTGACATTACCACTATATCTAGCTTCTTCATTGTAGTCAATCTGTTCGTAAATCTTAACAAGATTAAATATGCTATTTTTAGTTTCATCTCTGAAAGCGTGCTCTTCAGTCCTTGGAAATTGTCTATAAAATTCATTTAATGCGTCTTGATCACCTTTTAATCCCTCAACTTCATTCTCCCAATGCTCAACAACTCCGACGTCAATGTATTCGCCGTGGCAATCTTTGACCGCCTTTTCTGGCGTATCGAATACAGGTACTCCATAAGAATCAATGAATCCTTCGAAGTTCCATTCCATAGGTATGAACAAACTATATAATCCCGAGCGAGTCTGTCCATTGCGGTTTCTTTTTGTAACGTCTGAGTCATTATATAGTTTTTTAAAGTTTTCACCTCCCTTATCTAATGAGTTACTTGTTGAACCCATCATGCATTTACCAATAATTCTACTACCTAATCTTAAAGTAGTTTTTGTAACTCGCCAGTTATTTAATATGTTTTCTGGTCTTTCCCATTTACCAGCTTCATCATGTACTAATAAAGCTAATTTTTCACCATCATAACTGTTATCCCCTGTATTTTTCCAGTCTATTGTTGTATCAAGTCCTGAAAGTTGTTCGGTTTTTTGGTTTGTAAGAATACTCTTTTTTGTAAACTTACTTGCGGGAACTCTATAGGCCAATTCTGTTTTAGGCCTATCCATTCCATCTTGTATTGGTTTAAAGAAAAATGGGTAGTTAACTGATATTGGGACAACTTTGTCGGTAAACATTTTTTTTGCGTCAGCTCCTGATTTTGAAAGTATACCATACCTTGAGTCAGAACTGATTGTTGCAAGATTAACTGTTTCTCCCGATGCCATGAATGAAAAGCCACTCCGTCTATTTTTGAGGTAGCACATTCCGTAACATCTTGTATCTGCTTTGCAAGCTTCCCAGAAAATAAAGAATAATCTATTTGCTTCTCTAAACTCTGGTTTCCCAACATCAATTTTGGTCCACTGCAAGTACATATAATGAGTCCCAGTAATATAAGTAGGATTGCCCTTATTATAGAACCAATAGCCATTATCTCTTTTAGTAAACTCTTTATCAATATATTCATGCCACTTATTCTGGTACTCTGTTGGTAAATCTTTCCAATCAAATATATTTTTTATTTTTTGGAGTTCTTTTGGATACTCTTCAACAACCCACTTATCGTACTTTTCACAAACGCCTTCGGGTTTAGGTAAAGCAATACGTAAATTTTGGATTTCATATATTTCGCCAATTTGACCAGTTTTTGATATAACGGTAATATCATGCTCTTTATTGTACCCATATTTCCACTTTTTTGCTTTATTGAGTCTTTTTATAGTATTTATTTTTATAGGCTCAATTATCTTATATAAAGTTTGCTCGTACATTATTTAGATCTTCTTTCGGCAAAGCCTTTAAATGTATCTACCTTTTTATCTAAAGGTTTATTTTCAAGTAAAGCTTTTTCAGATTCAATCCGATTTAATATTTCAAAAGCATCGAATATAGCTAGCTTTTTTGTAGCAGCCGCATTCTTTAATCTATCCGCTGAGATATCGTCTTCTGAATCAACTATAGGTTCTTTTGCAACCTTAATTAATTCATCAACAGCTTTCTGTCCAGCTTGGATTATATTCTTTTTCGTTTCCTTGACGTTCATACTTAATAGATACTGAATTAGTTAATACTCTATATAATCTTTCACCATCAACAATGAATTCATATTCACTGCTAGGTGTAAAACCAACTAAATCTCCTACATGTATATTATCAAGTTTACTATCAACATGTTTTATAATTCCTTGATACGGAATTTCTTTTTCTTTAGAAAATATATTATTAGATACAATTGGTTTAATAAAACAATAGCCTTCTGGTATATACCATTTATTATTTCTTTTAAATAAAAATATTTGGTCAGGCATTACAAAGTATTCATTTTCTTTGTAAAAACTCCTAGTATTTTTTTCTTCACCGTGTTGATCATACCACCTTCTAAAAACATTATGATGAACTATAACTTCATCACCGATTTTAATTTTTGTATCGTTTTGCTTAGGGGTAGATGTCACTATACCAACGCGACTAACATATCGATGATCAGAGATCTCTGTAGTTAACAGTAACTCTGATCCATCAATATATTTTTTATTATCGTAGCGTGTATTTTTAGGTTTAACTATAAAGTTAAATAAACTTCGCATTAATATTCTAGGTTATACTCAACGGCTATAGCCATATTTTTATTAAAATCCTTCCACGGTAATACTTCTTTTCCTTTTTTAATATAAATAGAAAATTTTTGTGACTCCTCTACAATATCACATATTGTGTGACCACCGTAAACCTCTTGGCCTACTGCATAATGCATAGCGTCATTTTTATAGTCTCTACCTATACTAATTTTTCTTACCAGTGACATAATTTTATTCCTCTAATATTAATTTTTTAGGGTCTACTTCTTCTTTAGGAAGTTCAACATAAGTGCCGTCTTTGATATTTATATTTACTTGTCCATAAATTTCTTCAAGTGCTTTTTGTAAACCTTGCAAATTACTCTGAAGTTCTTGTGAAGCATGCAACAATTGGTGTTTTTGCATCTCTATATTGCCTAATTGATTAGATGCTGAATTTAGTCTACCTACTATTCCTTGTAAATTTTCTAATTCTTCTTTGGTTATTTTATTTTTTTTACTCATGGTTTTTAAAATTTATTATTGTATTTAATTATTTTTTAGGGGAAGAACTTACGAACCACCCTTTGTATTTTTCTCTTTTAGCGCATATATAATCTATATACTTATCAACTTTTTCTTTCCAGTTTTTATCTATTTCAGGATTTATAATACCTGATTTAAAATTAGAAAATGTTTTATTAACATATTCTTTGGCATTATCCTGATTATATAGTAAATGATTATTTATACAATAAAATGATCCTCTTTGTATATTGTTCCAAACGTCTATAGGTGATGTTTCTTTATTCATAACAACACTATATATAGCGCTTTCGCTTATATGAGTTGTGTATACACCTTTAGCTTTTTGTAAGTAATAATACATATTTATATTTCTTGGCAATATATTTTCTTCTCCAAAAAAATCTTTTAATTCACCTATAATCTGATGTGTTGTTATAGGGTGAGGTTTAAAATATACATTATTACCGTGTTTGCTTCTTATATGTTTTAATCTATTTAAACAAACATTTTCTCTAACCTTATTAGAACCTGGTAAAACTACTAAATAGTCTTTAGGTTCATATTTCGAGAAGGCTTTTTCGTCTCGACCGCTATATTTATTAGCTCCGTTATCTACGATTCTATTTATAAACCATGAAGAATAATCAACAATCTCTTCGTTGCTTGGTTTTGCAGCGTCGATCATTTGTTCATTCCTTATTTTATAGTTTAATGGTTGTAAATAAAAACAACCTGCATACTCTGTGTATGCTAAGGTTTTGAAGTATGGCATTTCTTCTGCCATAACATCGTAGCTAGATTCCAAACCATTTTCACTAGCTTTTCGAATTACATAACCTTCTACTTGTTCTAGGTCATATAATTTCTTGTCTTTCTTTAAAGGGCCGATTCTACTATCCAGCTCTTTTTTGTTAAACATTTCCATAAAATTAAATTTAAATTTGTATAATATATTTATTACATGCTTTTAGCAAATTCTAATACTCTTCACTAGAAACGCTTGATCTCGGGTGATTCACTCTATCCCCAGGCTGATTATACTCTTCTGCATCTGCATACCACGAAGTTTGCTTAGTAAACGACGTATTAAAACTAGTTGTGTATGTTGTTATCGTATTATACACAGTTAATGTACTCAAGTCAGTCTGATAAGTTGTTGTAGTAGTGGTACTAGTATTAAATGTTGTAGTCGTGTTCCTATTTGTACTCCATACAGTAATTGTAGCCGTGCTCGTATTATATGCTGTAGTAGTATTTTTAGATGTTTCCCAAGTTGTAGTAGTACTAGTACTAGTATTATATGCTGTTGATGTTGATTTACTAGTAGCAAATGTTGTTACTGTTGATGTACTCGTATTAAACGCAGTTGTAGTACTCTTATTAGTAGCAAATGTTGTTGTAGTAGATGCAGTCGTATTATAAGCAGTAGATGTAGATCTCGTTGTACTAAATGTTGTTACAGTTGAAGTACTTGTATTGAATGTTGTTGTCGTCGTCGTGCTTGTGTTAAATGTAGTAAGCGTGCTCGTACTAGTGTTATAAGCAGTAGATATAGAAGTTTCATATGTTGTAACCGTAGACTTACTAGTATTATAAGTTGTGGTTGTGTTTCTATTTGTACTAAATGTCGTTGTGGTGCTTTTAGTAGTATTATAAGCAGTAGTAGTCGTTGTCGACGTATTGAACGTTGTTACAGTTGCAGTTGACGTATTAAACGTTGTAATCGTAGCTGTAGTTGTATTATACGTTGTGGTAGTATTTGTACTTGTATTGTATTCAGTAGTAGTACTAGTACTCGTATTGAAAGTTGTTGTTGTATTTGTACTCGTATTAAATACAGTTGTTGTATTTGTACTTGTATTATAAACAGTACTTGTTGACCTTGTTGTTTCAAAAGTTGTTGAATATACTGTATTTGTAGTCTTCGTAGTATTAAACGTAGTAGTAGTACTTTTACTAGTTGTATAAGCAGTTAAAGTAGATTTAGTTGTAGCAGTACTCGTGTTAAATACTGTTATTGTATTTGTCGAAGTATTAAACGTCGTTGTCGTAGTAGTGCTTGTATTGTATGTGGTTGTTGTACTTCTTGATGTTTCAAAAGTTGTCGTTGTACTTTTTGATGTGGAAAAAGTAGTTGCAGTACTTGTATTATACGTAGTTGTTGTACTAGTATTAAAAGTTGTCGTAGTCGCTGTAGTTGTGTTAAAAGTTGTAGTCGTTGACTTAGACGTTATAGTGCTAGTATTAAAAGTTGTAGTATATACAGTTGTTGTACTCTTACCTGTTTCTTGTAATTGTGTACTTCTTGTTGTGTTATATGCTGTTGTTGTACTCTTTGATGTCTCAAAGGTAGTTGTATAAGCAGTTGTAGTATTTGTACTGGTGTTATACGTTGTCGTTGTACTTTTACTTGTACTAAATACCGTTGCTGTACTTTTCGATGTAGAAAATGTTGTTGTAAATGTTGTTGTAGTGCTTCTACTTGTTGAAAATGTAGTATTTGTATTTCTTGATGTAGATACAGTTGTAGTCCTATTTGTTAATGTAGTTGTACTTGTATTATACGCTGTTGTTGTTGAATACGTTGTTGTAGTGTTTCTTGTTTCAAGAGTATTTCTAGCAGTTGCCCAAGTTGTATTAGTACTCCTTGTTGTTGAAAACGTAGTAGTATATACAGTTGTTGTTGCTGTCGAAGTATTAAATACAGTATTAGTTGTATAAACTGTTGTTGTATTTCTTGTCTCAAGTGTGTTTTTATTAGTACTCCAAGTTGTTGTTGTATTTTTACTAGTTACTGTAGATGTGTTAAATGTGGTTGTCGTTGCTGTACTGGTGTTATATACAGTATTTGTAGTATATGTAGTTGTAGTAGATCTTGATTCAGCTGTAGTTTTACTTGTTGCAAAAGTTGTAGTATAAACAGTAGTTGTACTTGTGTTATATGTAGTTGTAGTAGACCTAGATGTATTAAAGTAACTTGTATATGTTGTTGCTGTACTGGTATTAAATGCAGTACTTGTACTTCTTGAAGTAGCAGTATTTCTGCTCTCACCCGTAGTATGAGACGTGTTAAAACTAGTTGTTGTATTTCTTGATGTAGAAGTTCCTCTACTTTCACCTGTACTTCTCGATGTATTATATGAAGTCGTCGTATTATATGAGGTTGTGGTATTAAAAGATGTGGTTGTATTCCTAGAAGTACCTGTACCTCGACTTTCACCAGTACTATGAGATGTATTAAACGAAGTAGATGTACTTTTGGATGTTCCGTATGTTGTGGTTGTACTTTTACTTGTATTATAAGTAGTCGTAGTATTATATGCCGTAGTAGTATTCCTACTTTCCCCGGTACCTCTTGAAGTTCCGTATGTTGTTGTTGTATTATAAGCAGTTGTTGTATTCCTACTTTCACCTGTTCCATGGGATGTACCATAGGTCGTCGTAGTATTAAAACTCGTCGTAGTATTGTAAGCTGTTATAGTATTATAACTGGTTGTTGTTGCTGTACTTCTACTAGTATTTGGCATCTTAACTTATTGTTTCACCTGATGTTGGTATTATTATTCTACCGCCAGACTTTAAATTATTTGTATAATTGTTTAATAATGTTGTTTTATGGTCTTGTGTTACATCTCTTGACATAGCCCATAAATCACATATTATAATGTCATATTTTTTTGATGTTGTATATGCCCATTCATCGCCTTGTATAACAGTTATATTATTATCTATCCAAGTAACATAATCTATTATTTCTTGGTCTTCTTCTATTACATCTAAAGATGTTACAGACTTATTTCTATAAATATATTCAGGAGCATTCCCTAAATATAAACCTAAATATAATACATCTCCCCATGTTACACCTTCATATTGCTCGGCTGTTACATCCCATCCACAACATTCCCCACCATCACCAACAAAGTTCTTTGCAGGAATTTCATGGTTGTATCTTTGGTGCATAACATCTTCTTTATATTTAAATCTAGACATAATATATGGATCAAGTGTTTCCGGCTCCTTCTTGTTCATTTTCTCTACTACAAAATTTGTTCCATTATGTGCGGCGATTAAATTTTCGTCAAAATAAGCTCCCATATTATATTTGTTTAAATTCTACATCAATTCCTTTAGCAAGATAATCTACAGCTTGATAACCTCTGACTTTCATTACAGCTCCTTCTATATGTTCAACTTCGTCAGCCATAACACCTTGCCATACCCCTTTGCCATATTTCTCATCTTTATATTCGAACAAGTATATATTTATTCCATTTAATGATTTACCATATGGTCTAATATTTTTCTTAAGTCTTTTGTCTGAGAAACCACCACTACATTGACTCACACCTACACAAGTTCCACCTGCACCAATTTCGTATTTATGAGTAGGCATAAATGCAGACGCGTTTTTAGCACCATACCAACCAGAATTTAATGGTGAACCTGTATTATTTGATGAATAAACATTTGATCCATATGCAGGTAAACCACTGGATACATTATTGCCATAATAAGTATAATCGAAACTTTCAAAACATACAAAACCAGAGCTACTATTTGCAGTGGAATCAAATGCTACTAATGATGCCGCTGTGTTATATGTAGTAGTTGTGTTTGTACTGTGACTAGTTCCTGTACCTCTACTTTCTCCTGTGCCTCTACTAGTTCCTGTAGCTTTACTTGTGTTATAAGATGTAGTAGTATTGTACGCTGTAGATGTAGATCTACTTTCTCCTGTGCCGTGAGATGTATTAAACGAGGTCGTAGTATTGTATGCCGTAGATGTGCTTCTGCTTTCGCCAGTACCTCTTGCTGTATTAAATGTAGTCGTTGTGCTTTTAGAAGTATTAAACGAAGTTGTTGTGTTTCTACTAGTACCATAAGTAGTTGTTGTGTTATACGCAGTTGTCGTATTAAACGCTGTACTTGTACTTCTTGATGTTCCAGTTGATCTACTCTCACCCGTACTGTGACTAGTTCCAAAAGTGGTAGTAGTATTATACGAGGTTGTTGTGTTAAATACTGTAGAAGTTGCTTTACTTGTACCATAAGTGGTTGTAGTATTGTAAGCCGTTACAGTATTAAATGTAGTTGTCGTATTTCTGCTGGTACCGTAAGTAGTTGTTCTTGTTGTGACAACACTCGTTTGGAATGTGGTAGTTGTAGAACGTGAAGTCGAGAATGTTGTTGTCTTGCTAGTTACAGTCGATGTATTATACGTCGTTGTAGTCGAATATGCAGTTGTCGTACTTCTACTTTCAGTTGTATTTTTATTAGTACTATATGTTGTTGTAGTACTCCTAGATGTTGAGAAAGTTGTTGTATAAGCTGTACTAGTAGCAGTGCTTGTATTAAATACAGTATTTGTTGTATATTCAGTAGACGTGCTTCTTTCTTCTGTAGTATTCTTATTTGTACTAAACGTTGTAGTTGTACTCTTACTTGTAATTGTACTAGTGTTAAACGTTGTAGTAGTTGCTGTTGTGGTATTGAAGGTAGTTGATGTAGTATACTCTGTAGACGTACTTCTGCTTTCTAAAGTTGTTGTGCTCGTGTTATAAGCTGTTGTAGTAGAAAATACAGTTGTAGTACTAGTGTTGAACGTCGTGGTTGTAGCAGTTGTAGTATTAAATGTGGTCGTCGTGGATTGACTAGTATTTGTAGACGTATTATATGTTGTTGTTGTATTAGTAGTGGTATTATAGGTAGTTGTAGTAGACTTACTAGTACTAAATTGAGTAGCTGTACTTTTTGAAGTTACAGTTGATGTATTATATGTTGTTGTTGTCGACGTACTAGTATTGAACGTAGTTGTAGTACTTGTATTATAAGTAGTAGTGGTACTTTTATTAGTACTTCTGCTTGTTGAAAATGTTGTAGTATATACTGTAGATGTACTTCTATTTGTTGAGAACGTTGTATTGGTTGACAATGTTGTTGCAAATGTAGTTGTTCTTGTTGTTTCAAAAGATGTATTAGTACTAGTATTATATGTAGTAGTCGTAGCGGTTGATGTATTAAACGCTGTTGTAGTTGACTTACTGGTATTATAAGCAGTAGTTGTTGATCTACTTGTGCTGAAAGTAGTCGATGTACTTATATTAGTCGGAACTGTTGTACCAAAACTTGTTATTGTTGTTGTTGTAGTATTATATACCGTTGTTGTACTAGTTGAGGTATTATATGTTGTTGTTGTATTTTTATTGGTTATAGTCGACGTATTAAAAGTCGTAGTTGTACTAGTTGTTGTATTATAAGCAGTACTTGTCGCTCTACTAGTAGAATATACAGTACTTGTCGCTCTTGTAGTATTATATACAGTAGTTGTTTGTTTTGTAGTATTGTAAGTAGTAGTTGTAGATCTTGTAGTGTTATATTCTGTAGTTGTAGATCTTGTGGTACTAAAAGTCGTAGTGGTTGACCTTGTAGTAGAGAATGTAGTTACAGTAGATGTACTTGTGTTATAAGTTGTAACTGTTGTAGTACTTGTATTAAATATAGTATTTGTAGCTGTACTAGTATTATATGTGGTAGTTGTTGAAGTAGTGGTATTAAATACAGTACTTGTAGAAGTATTATATACCGTTGAGGTATTTCTAGAGGTACTAAATGTAGTAGTTGTTCCTCTTGATGTAGCAAATGTTGTTACAGTACTAGTGCTAGTATTAAATGTAGTTGTGGTAGCTGTGCTAGTATTAAATGTAGTAACAGTAATTGTTGACGTGTTAAATATAGTATTCGTGCTTTTTGATGTAGCAAATGTCGTTACAGTATTAGTACTTGTGTTGTATGCAGTAGTTGTATTAGTACTAGTGTTATATGTAGTGGTGGTATTTGTTGATGTATTAAACGCTGTACTTGTTGTTTTAGATGTTGCAAAAGTAGTAGTTGTAGATGTGCTAGTGTTAAATACAGTACTAGTAGTTTTACTTGTATTAAAGGTTGTAACGGTACTTGTACTAGTATTAAAAGCAGTTGTAGTATGCTTTTGAGTACTTGTTGACTTTGTCGTGTTCTTGCTAGTAGATTTAGTTGTAGCAGTATTCCAAAAATCTATTCTGTTCCAAAGCCATCTCATTTAACTAAAGTTTAAGAGGGTTGAGGATAAGGACCAAAGTTTCCTACATAATTAACTAATATTGCGGTTGTGCTTGCAACAAAATAATTTAAAATACCAATTTTACCTGCTGTTGCATCAAAACTAATTGATCCACCGCCAGGAGTGTAAATACTAGCAGGGAAAGATTCCCAAGCCAAAGAACCAACACTAGATGGATTCGTTATTACAATTGTACCTGTTTTACCAACAACATTAGCGTTAATATTTTCAAATATTAATTTATTTGGTGCATCAACAGCAATTACATTATAATTATTTACAGTTGTATTTAAATCTATGCCATGAGTATGTGCACTACCTGAAACAGGTGCCGCAGATGTAATATCCGCAAATCCAGTTGCACCTAAGTTACCAAAGCTAGCTACGTCTGACATTCTGTAATTCCTAGTAGTTCCATCAATATCTGTACCTAATAACTTGTCATCGGCCGATAAAATATGATCTCTTAAAATATCTTTTATTCTTGGCATATTCTTTATTTTTTATATAAGCTTGTCGCTTTTTCAGTTGTACGTCCACCGAAATAGGCTAGAACGACGGCCATCATCACTTTTTCAAAAGTGTCATTCCATGTAACTCCAATGTTAAACGGTATTGATTCAACGCTGTCCAGTATTCCAGCTAATGAAAATATAACAATACACCACACTAAAACTAGTGGGCGTACATTTTTCGAAAGCCATGAATCTGATATTGAGTCCGCTTGCCACCTTGAAGTGACAGCTTCCATTTCTTTATTTTGTTGATCAAATATAAGTTGTTGTAATTTAATTTTATCTTCACCGCTTACATCGGATTTACCGATAGCAGCTATAGCTTCAGCTGGCGATGTTACTCCTTTAATTATATTTCCAAGTGTAGGATTTACTAATGAAGCAGCACCAAATAAAAGTTTACCCACCGTGCTTTCAGCAAATTTCTTTTTTGGCTTACTCATGATTTAATTTTTTTTATTTTAGATATTTTAAAGTTACTCTTTTTAAAAGTTAATTTTGAGACTTTAAAACCTTTAAATTTTTTAGTTGTTTTTTTCATTTATATTCTAGGCGGTAGTGAACCTTTCCTTTTCTTACCACTACCGTAACCTGTGGTTGGAGGTTTGTTCCCGTTTTTCTTATTCTTCTTAAATATTTTTGTTGGCATAATTATCTATCTTTATCTTTAATCATATCATCTATAGCTTTATTATAAACTTTATCTGTATATGATTTGTTATCATAAAATTTACTTCTTTCGCTTGTAGGTAAATCTTCTTCACCTAACATTATTCTATATATTCTAGATATAAGTTGACTACATTTAAAAGATGTTTTATAAACACTGTATTTAATTGTAGTCCTATTTCTATGTCTCCACGTTTCTATCCATCCGCCACGCCTTAAGCGTTCCCATCTGTCTTTATCCCAGGAATATGTATATACCCCATCAATAAAATCATTACGCGTAAATCTATTTTTACAATCTAAATAAATTAGTAATTCAAGATCAGCGTCTTTTAGGCTATAAGTTTTACAGGCCCATTTACGAACGAGCCTGTAATACTTAAATAACTTAAGTTCACGCAAATCTTGCGCGCTTAGTCTCATCTATTATGTTGCGTACGTAATAGAATCTACAGCTGTAATACCAGAGTCTGCTAAGTAAACAGAATTTTCATCATCAGCTATTACTAATAATTCTTCTCCTGTTGGACTAGCCATAGCTTCTGCTATATACTTAAGTGAAGCTTTTTCGTCTGCTCCACATGATAAAACGATATGATCGTTAGTATCACCTGTAGCAACTGCATCACCAATTCTGTGCGGCTTAAAGTACATGTGTACTTTTCCAGCAGCTGTATCTATACCTTTTAATGCAGATATTGGATAAGCAGCAGCGTCATCAGCGGCGTTTGAAATGTAAATAAATTTTACCATTTTTTTTAATAATTTTTAAGGGGGTTAAACAATAATTTTGAATGCGACTATTCAACTAATACTATGTCGCCGAGCTTTAACACGTAATATAATTTATTTTTCCATTCGATACCGTGACCAGCATGTTTATCGTAGTGAACTATATCATCTTCGTTAAGTACATCCGCTAGTGGCCCAGCAGATATAACTCTTCCTTTTAAATATCTTACGTCTTTGTTTTGCTCTTCTGTAAGTTCCAAGCCACCTACTTTCTTCGGGGCTTCTTTTATCTTTTCAATAACGACGTAAAAATTAATTGCTTTCATTTATTACTCTAATGTTATTGATTACACAATCTGCTGAAAATATTGTTGTAGCAACACTAACTGCATTTTTTAATGCTGTTTTAGTTACAAGCACAGGGTCAATAATACCTTTTTTGATCATATCAACTTTAGTATTATTTACAACATCTATACCTATACCAGCTTTACTATATTCTTTATATTCTAATGCTGCATTATCTAGTATAATTGCATATGGTGCTTTTATAGCTTCTAACAAGATTACTTCACCATCATTCTCTGGTACTATTGCAAACGATGCATCTAATAGTGCGACACCTCCACCAGCAACAATTCCTTCTTGTAATGCTGCTTTAGTTGCATATATAGCGTCTTCAACTCTGTCCTTCTTCTCTTTCATTTCAACTTTAGAGCCAGCACCAACTTTAATTATTGCTACTTGTCCATTTAACATTGCTAATCTTTCTTGTAACTTTTTCTTGAAAAATGGATTCTTTTCTTTTTGTACTTTAGATTCTACAGATTTTATTCTTTTCTTTAAAGTATCTCCTGCACTTGTTATTTGTAAAACAGTACTACTATCATCTGTAACGGATTGAATAACTTCACCTAAAACACTTGGTTCTATTAAATCTAAATCATCTCCTAATTCTTCATTCATAATAGTTGCTCCGGTAAGTATCGCAAGGTCTTCAATTGTATCTTGTTTTGTTGGCCCAAATCCAGGTAGATCCACAACATTTACTTTTATGTTACCTTTAACTTTATTTGCTAGCAACGCAGCCAAAGGTTGTTGTTCTACACCTGCGACGATCAACAGGCTCCTTTTCTCTTTAATAACAAACTCCAATACGCTTTGTATTTTACGAATATTAGGTATTGGCGATGATACTATTAGTACGTACGGTTTATCTAGTACAGCCTTACCTTTATCCTTATCTGTTATAAAATGTGGCGATTTGAGTCCGCAATTTATTCTAGTGCCCTCAACGAATTTCACGTGTGTGTCATGGGTCTCAGACTCTTCCATAAGGACGACACCATCCTTTCCTACTACTGAATAAGCTTGCGAAATTATTTTACCGAGTTCTCTATCGTTGTTACAACTAATAGAACTTACGTTTTCAAGCATATTATCCTTTACTTCCACTGCACTTTCATCAAGGTATTTATTAACCTTGTCAAGACCAGATAAAATTCCATTTTTTATAGGTCTTACACTTTGTGCATATTTTTTTTCATTAGCTAATTGCAATAATGAATGTGCAAGCACGGTAGCCGTTGTGGTACCATCACCTGCTTCTCTAACTGTATTTCTAGCTGCCTCTTTTATTAAAGTTGCACCTATATTTTCAACCGGATCATATAAGACTACGGATTCTGCGACCGTTACACCATCTTTTGTAATCACCGGTTTACCTAGCGCATCTTCGTAGATTACGCATTTACCTGAAGCACCTAAGGTAGATTTAACTGCATTAGTCAGTTTATTTACCCCGTGCATTATTTTTTCTCTAGCATCTATCCCGAAAGACAGATCCTTTACTATCTCACTTGGTTGATTGTATTCCATTAAATTAAATTTATAAAGTGGTTATTATTTGAAAGTCTTGACTACTTTAGGTCCTTTAGCGAACTCTAATCTTTTGTTATAGTGTTCAATACTTCCGTCAATTGCAGCCTCAGCTGATTCGATTGTTTCCCTTCTGGTTACGTCATGCCAATCATCAGTAGGTTTGCCGTGAGCATCTAAGTTCTTGCATTCCGTTTGATAAAAGCCATTTGGTAATTGTACAATTCTCCAGTTCTTTTTGTCTGCAAAGAATTCCCAGGTTTTTCGGGTTTCTTCGGATACTCCTTCTGTACTATTATTCGAGAAAGAATAGGTTTTATAAAAAAATGTCATTGGTTTTGGTTTTTATATATTTATATTATCACGCGGTTATATAATATGTTAATAGGTTATTAACAGTCATTAATCGAACTAACAACTCCACTTCCGCCAGTTATTACCATTAATTTGTTACTAGCAATTTTATATATTCCGTTACCTAAAACAGAGCTACCACTATTGTTAGTATATACAACATCATTATTAACTGGATATGTAGCACTGCCATTATGCCAGTATTGTACACCAGTTATTTCACTACACCCTCCAATAAAACCAGTAGCTGATGAACCGTTAAAGGTTTGATATGCTGAATAGCTATAAAACTCTTGCATACCGTGAGGTGCACTTTTACCAGCTGTTGTAGATAAAGTTGTTAGCGAACTGCTACTACCACCTACTTCTGCTTTTATTTCACTTATAGATATTGATCCACTGGATTGTAAAGCCATTTTATGAACTTAGTGTTATTAATACTTTTGTAGGTGTAATTTTTTCTGATAACAAATTAGCGACCTCAGCTTCATAAGCTGTTTTAGCATCGGGTCCTATTATTGCAAAAACCCAAGCTTTTACTATGTCATTTGTTAAATCGTCTTTTTCTTGGAAACTAGATAGATCATTTACAGGTAAAACTGTTTTTCTAGTTATAGATTCTAATACATTGTCTTCATTAGTTGCTGTTAAAGTCCATATAACTTCATAAGCAACATTACTTTTGGTTATTGGTGAAGCACTAAAATCTGTGTGACTCGTATGTACGTGTAATGTTTTACAGTCCCAATTATAAGTTATTGCCATATTATTTATTTTTTAAAATCATGATCCGGGGCCATATTGTTATTTTTACCCGATAATTCATCTATTTGTTTTTGCTGTTCTTTTATTGCTTGTATAAGTAACGGTACTATTTTTTTATAATTAACAGCTTTGTAACCGTCTTCTCTTGTTTCTACAACTTCAGGTAGTACTTCTTCAATTTCTTGTGCTATAACTCCTACATCATGACCTTCGTATAATTCTTGTTTATCATTCCAATCAAATTCATATCCACCAATTTTTCCTATTTTATCTACAGCATTCTCTATAGGTTTTATATTATCTTTTAATCTTTCATCTGAAGATTCAGCGGCAACTATATCACCTTTAACATGTAGACTATTTGAAGCTGGTAAAACCCATAAAATTTCAGATTCATAATTTGGTGAGCCAGTAACCATTTTTCTCATACTAAATCCTCTACCAGCATAAGGGGATGTTGATGATGGAGCTGATGGAATATCTAAGAAAAATGTTTTAAAATATTCACTAACATGAAGTCTCCCTGATGTTGTTGTTCTAGAACCTGAATTTTCATTAAATATAATATTCATACCACTAGCATAATCAGCAGAGGCTGTAACACTATTTGCGGTTTGATTTGGTATTATTAATCCAGCACCATTTAATATCATTACCTGTTTAGAATAATTATCTCCTTCCGCTGCAGCTGTAACCGATTTACCTAGTCTATATTTAGCACTTAAATCAAAATTACCTGATGTACCACCACCACCAGTCATTTCTATTACATGGTGATATCTTGATGCTGATTGCATTTCCATACAAACCGAACCAGAATCACCTGATACAGCACCTAGATTTTTTAATAGCAATGCGGTTGCCCTACCGTTTGAATCTAAGGATGTAGCGGTACCACCAATTGTTGCAAAGCTATCAACTTGAATATCACCACCAAATTTAGCATTACCACTACTATCAATTTTGAACTGTTTAGATATTAGTTCACCATTACTTAAATTAAATTTAGTACCAGCATCAGCATATACTTCAGCACCATCGGGAGCATCGTAATTAGCACTTTGAATAGTACCGGTTGTTATATTATCACCATTTATAGTTGTACTGCCACTTGTTGATAAAGAACTAAATGTAGCAACTTGATTAAATGCAAACGCTCTAACAGGCGCTGCAAAAGTTGGTGTACCTGATCCACCTCCCGCTGTAGTTTCAATTACTGTAAATGCTGAAGTCCAATATTGGTTACTTGCTGTTCCAGCAGCCATTGCAGGAGACTCTTTTTGCCAACCTGTAGGATATGAACCAAATGCTGAAGAGCCAAAATTCCAACTTATACCTGAATTACTTGGTGTGCTTGGTGCACTACTTTGACCAGCAGTATGCCATATAATACCCGTTACGGTTTGTTTACCATTCGTTCCATTTGTACCATTAGTCCCATTTGTACCGTTTGTGCCATTCGTTCCATTTGATCCATCTGAACCATCTGATCCATCTGAACCTTGGTTAGATTTAGCTAATGTTTGTATTTTAGTTATAGTTACAGTATTTTCAATAAGAACAGCAAATGAGATTTGTGCGTTATTTTGGTTCATTGCACTTGCATCTGCAAACACAGAAGGATTGCCTGATACGGTTTGTGCACCTGCTGTCACATTAGTTGCTGTGGCAGTTACTTTAAATTCACCAGCCCCAGGTGTACCTGTAACACTATTTAATTCTGTTACTCCTTTATAAACTATAATATTAGTACCACTTCCTGTATATGTTACTGTACCAGCATTTGTTGTAGGTAATGTGTGTGCTTCATTTGTTAATACTACAGTGTAAGCGTCGGCACCATCATCACCATCTGAACCATTACTTCCATTACTTCCATTACTTCCATTACTTCCGTTAGTTCCATTACTACCAGCAGCACCAGTAGCACCTGGTTTAATACCAAACATACTTATTTGGTCTCTTGCCACAATAGCTGCTGTATTTCCACCATCTCTTACTTCTACTTCAATCTTTTCAGGCATATCTGCATAAGCTGCTTTTGGAGTATATGTATATGTATTCCCAGTTGCCGATGCACCTGTACTAACGTCATTTAAGAAAAATTCATAATAACCAGTACCTGCTAAATTATTAGCACTAGCAGTAACTGTAACACTAGAAGGTGAGGGTGAACTTCCTGCTGCGTTGTATTCAAAACTAAAATCACCTGCTGTTAAATCAACTGACTTACCATCAATACCGTTTGATCCATCAGCCCCAGCTGCACCAGTTAATCCTTGTTTTGATTTATTTATGGTTTGATATTTTTTTATTGTAGTTGTGTTCTCTACATTAATAGTATATTCAATAATAGCTAAATCACTTGTCATTCCACTATGGTTAGCGAATGTTATTTTATCAGCTGATATATTTTGTGCACCTACAGTTATAGTACCTGTTGTTACGCTTGTAGTTACTTTAAATTCATTATTACCAGGAGTTGCATTACTTGCGACACTGTTATATTCAGTAGCACCATCAAATACTACTATATCTGTACCAGATCCAGCATAACTAGATACTGCACCGTCTTTATCAGCAGGAACAGCATGTGCTGCATTTGATAAAACAATTGTTAAACCATTAGACCCTTCTTTTACAGGAGCTATATTTATAGTGTCAAATGCCCCCTCAACTTGGTTACCCTCTGCCACACCCGCTCGCATTTCAATTGGCGCACCAAAACCTGAAAATGTCGAAGGTACTGATATAGTTGCTGTATCTTGGTTTTGTCCTGAACCATCTGTAAATGATCCTTCATCTGTAAAATGTGATCCACCTCCAGTAAATTTAAAGAAGCCATCGGCGAAATTTGTAGAATTTGCGGTTAATGTTATAGATGATGGAGCCGGGTTGTTCCCTTCTGAATCATATTTAACAACTAATGCACTTGAACTTAATTTTATTGTTTTTGCATCCGCACCCGAAGCACCAGTACTACCTGTAATAGGATTAAATGTTAAAGCTCCAACCGCACTAGAGTCCGTTAGATCAATTTGTGTTGAACCTTGGTATATAGCGTAGAATGTTCTAGTACCTTTAGTTAAGGATGGAGATGTTCCGTTTACATCAGAAGCATATACTATAGTTGTAAATGATGTAGATGGTGCACCGGATAAATCACCGAATGCTACAGTACCTATATTTGCACTTTTAATTTTTACAACCCCACCAACAACTTCAAAAGGTGCATCATAGCTACCTGATAGACTAGCTGAGCCTCCATTATATATTTTAAATGAATCTGCTACAAATCTTATTTCTGAAAAAGCATCTGATGTTGTACCGTTAGTTGCAAGTATAGACATACCAGCAAAAGAACCATTTGCATCTACTTTCATAGTATATCTAGACTCTGTATATCCTTCAACCGTAGCTAGAGTGTTCGATGCAGTAGTTATATTAGCAGTATTGCCATTTACTGTGGATGTTAATGCGGTAACAGACGATGCTGATGCTAAACTTGCATTTGCTATTGCTGCATTTGCATTTGTAGTGACCGCGGTGGACAATACACCTGTAATTCCAGTTACATCACCATTACCGTCTTGTGAAAATACTGCTTCTAGCTTATCTAAGTCACTTGCGACTGCTCCGGCAGCTGATGTAGCTGTACTACTGATGCTTGTTGACAGTGCATTTGCTACTCCATTGATATCTGTACCCGAAAATGTAAATTGGGACTCTAATTCTGTTATTTTACTAGCACTAGAAGTGATATTTGTTGCATTTGTAGCAATATTTGTGTTTGCAGTAGCTATAGAAGTTACATTTAAACCTGTTCTAGTGTCATCTGTAAGTACCCAAGCAGTACCATTGAATATATATAGCTTATTATTGTCATTTGTGTCGTACCATAGTGAGTTTGCGGGTAATCCACTAAGTGTAGGTGGATCATCTTGCTTAAAAACCTTAGGTCTTAGTGCCAATGAGGCTACATTGCTTGTTATATTGTTTTCGTTTGTAGAAATTCTAGGGTCGTGTGTTGATGCCCATGCCCCACTGGTTAATACATAGATCCTATTTCCATCATTTGTATCATACCATATTGACCCATTAGCCACTCCTGTGACAGATGGAGCATCATCTTGTCTAAATATAGCTGGTTTGGCAGCAATACTTGTTGTATTTGTGTTTACTGTAGATGTTAGGTTAGTTAATTGTGAAGCTGAAGCATAGTTTTCGCTTGTAGTAGCGTCTAATACTAAGTTTGCAAATGATTCTGAGAATGCTGTTATGTTACCGGCACTATTAACAGTACCAAATGACGATGCTAAGTTAAGTGAGAAATTTGCATTGGAGGATATATTAGTTGTATTTGTAGTAATAGTAGCATTTACTGAAGCTATTGCTACTGAGTTATCTGTAATAGTACTGGAATTCTGAGAAATATTCGTAGTTATCTGAGCTAGGTTATAGTAATCCCCATCTTTAAAACCTCCATTTGCAAAGTATTTTGCTAAATCCCTTAGTTTAAAGTTCTTTGTTGCATACCTAGGCGTTCCACCCGGTAGGTTATTTTTTGTACCTAGATAGTCCGACCCAGCAATCAGGTCATTTTCGTTTATACTGTCATCTAAGCCATATGTTGAGATTCTAGCCATATCTATTCTTTTTTAGTACCTTTACCGTGGTTACCTCTGTTTTTCTTTACAGATACGAATTTACCTGTCTTGTGATCGTAATCTTTACCTTTGATACATTTACCTTTCTTTATAGCTGCTCTACGCTTTCTTTGATTCTCAGCTTTCTTTCTTCTCCTGTCCGCTGTCATTGCATATCTCTTATCTCTTGCTTTCTTAGCAGCCTTTGCTTTTTTACTTAGTTTTTGTGCCATACTTTATTATTACGTGACGAGAGCTACTTATTAAGTATACATTATTAGCTTGTGTCGCATATAGAGGTTATGGGTTATCTTACCGTATTTACCCTGACCACTCAATAATAAAACCCGTTCCATTTACCCCACCCCCCCACCTTTTTCCCTGATACAACCGAATGTTTTGCCTTTTCCTTTTGATCTAAATACGGAACGAACTGGATAATATGAGTGTAAGTAATTAATAATAATAAATAAATAATACAATCATGAAAAGAATTTTTAACCACGTAACACTATGGAGAGTATGGGAGTTGTTCCTTAACGCAGTCGTAATCGGAATGACAGCATTAGCATTCACTGGCATCATCGGTATCATCATCCAGATAATCGCTGACCCATCAATCATGGACAATGCTTCCTTCGGTATCTATAACTAATAGTAAATACGAATGACAACGGATAATAATAATGTAAGTAACTAATAATAAATAAATAACTATGTATAATCAATCAGCTTTAATCAGAATCTCTAAAAAACTTTACCCTTCTAAGAATGTCTTTCAATTGACTAAAGAAGAACAAAGAAAGGTTCTTGCAATCTACAGAGAGTTTTACTAGAAGCTATTGTAAGTGGGCGTTGACGATTCTCTCCACTCTAAACAAAGTTGAATCTATCAAATGACATAAAGGTTAATGTGAGTTCGATTCTCACCATGTCAACTAAATTAAAATTAATACTATGAATAATAAATTAAACTCAGCAATTGCTAAACTATCTAAGAAAGAATTAGCAGACATCTTCCCACCAATTACAAGAAACAACTTTGTTGTAAGAGATAACTGGTTAGGTAGAAATCAAATCATCACATTCACTAACAATAAGAATCAAAAGATTACTTATAATCATGATGAAGTGTTAAAAGTAATGTTACCTAAACTTCAATTAATGCCATGTTGGATTAAAAGAAAGTACTGGTCTCAATCAACTGACATGCCAAAGAATGTTAGAGATGTAGTAATTGAAAGAGTAGATTTAACTAAATAGGTCTACTCAAACTACCACACTGTAGAGGTATGGTGTATAGCATACTGTGTATAGCACCACCTAAATTCCTTAATATCTTAGTAAACACAATAAAAACAGTGACATTAGCTACCTACTATTAAACCTTATATACCTAGTGTCATACTTTTTTTTAATTCACTCAAGTAGACAGTGAGTGTTACATCTGTAAACTATTTCACATTAGTAAACAATTTACCTACTTTTACTTATAAACTAAATACGAAGTGTTATGGATAATATAAGTGTAAATAAATAATAATAATATGAAAGAATTTTACTGGAATATAGAAACTTTAGAATACTACTCCACTCACCAAAACGAAATAACTAACTTTGTTAAATTCGAATGTGATTTGGAAGATGGTGAAACTGAAGAAATGTTAATAAAAGATTTAACTAAACAAAGTAAACAATACTATAAAAACTTAATAAATAATAATACATTAAAATACAGAAAAATATGAAATTAGTAAACATTAATAAAAACGGTACATTAAAATTTGAACTTAAACCAATAGTAAAAACAATATACTATAACGGTGAACCAGTTAGAGAAGGTGTAGTAAAACATGTCTATAGTTATAATAGTGGATATGTAAGAATTGAAGGAAATGATAGACTTTACCAAATAAATAAAGTAATAAAAATAAAACCTAATACTAAAGGAAATTACTATGAAATGTACGAAAGAGTATTATTAAAAAATCCTCAAGAAAGATATAAATACCTAGTAGAATGGGTTGAACGATTCTACCAAAGAAATACAGTAACAATATGATATATAAAGATAACTACGGAAATGATCTTACTTGGGCAATAGGTATGCAAATGGAAGATAAACTAACTAGAGAAGATGTTCTAGGTATAATTGAAACTCATGAAGTTTGCAATGAATATAGAGTAAATGGTAAACTATACGGACACTATACAGTTGACGGAAAACTTACAAACTAAATACGAATTTAAATGGATAATATAAGTATGAAAGTAAATAATATGAAAGAACTACTGAAATATGTAGAAGAAAAGAAGAGAAAACAAGCTCACTCTCATTATGAAGTAGCAAAAGTATTTGGTCCTTGTAGTGGAATGGGTAACAGAAGATACAAAGTACAACAAAAAAGTACTTTTAGAAAAGGAAAATCATATGCTTACACTGGTAGGTGGAATGATTACAGAATAAATACGAACAAAATCGGATAATATAATTGATATGAATAAAGAATATAAATACAGAAAAGTACCTTACACTTACCACGAGTGGACAACATTCGACGGTAGATTAGCAACAGGTTATCATTGTGAAGACGAAAAATTACTCGATGGCTTGAATACTGTATCATTCGGTGCTATAACTATCACTGAGATGCAAGATAAAATCGATAACTATATTGATAATAGAAAAGAAAATTTAAAATGGCAAGCACAATATGACAAAGCAGAAGCAGAATACTACGAAAAGTACGGCACGGTCGGTGAATTTTAGTCACAAACCATTGTTTACTTTCACAAAAAGTGAAATTCAAAGAGTTGAAGACGCTCATTGGATAAGGTATAACAAAAATAATGAAAAATATGTAGAATTTGGTGGGTACAGATACACTGCCTCTTAAATAAATAATATGGAATTTAGAACATTTACAAGATACAAACAAAATTTAAGACAAGTAGGCGATAAGATATTCTCTTACTCTACAAATGTAGCAACTGTTGATTACCCAAATTTAATACAACACGGTTGGTGGAGTGTAACAACTCAGAAACATATAAACTATGTAGCAAACGAATTAAACCTTAAAATAGTTAAAGATTATGAATGAAATGTTAAAAGAAATCTCTTTCCAACTAGGTTGTGTCGAGAGAGAAATGATCGATAAAGACGATTTTATAAACGCAATGCAGGAAATATATGCATTCTATAATAAATAAATTATGAGTAAAATGAAAGAATTAGATGCAATTGCTGACGGAATTGCAGAAGTAACAAAAGAATTAATGTATGATAGTATACATTGGCAATTGGAAGACTACCCACAAGACGGCGATGAGTATAATGCTATACACTCGCACGTTATGGAGTTAGCGATTACCAAAATGTATAACGAAATACAATAAGTGAGGTTTAAGGTTGGAAGGACGAGTAGCTTAATTAGGTAGATTTGAAGCTGACCACTTGTTGGTTATTTGATGGATTTCTACACATAAGTGAATTGCCAGAAAGACAGGATAAACAGAGAAAAGAGTATAAGTCGTTCCCGAAACCCGGCCCACCGGAAATCGGGGCATCTCTAACATTCCAGTACTGTCCGCCTCACTTTTTATATACGAGGGCACGTTCGTTGGGTTGATCACCAACGGAGGAAATGAGTGGTTAGGTGGGAGTGTCCTCTTAACATAGCGCTGTAGAGCAGTGGCCAGCTCGTTGGGCTCATAACCCAAAGGTCGTCGGTTCGAATCCGGCCAGCGCAACTAATACAAACTAAATACGAATACTAATGGATAATATAATTGTATGAGAAAATGCAAATGCAATAATATAATACCAATAGGTAGAGTCAAGCTAGGTTATAATACCTGTGTTAATTGTAGTACAACACAACAATATAGTTATGTACCAATTATCGCAAACAAACAAGTACTCGAAGTACAGATCGTTTCGCAAGAAGTGTCGGCCTCAGTACATAAAGCTTGGCGTAGAAAATAAATAAAGAAAATCTATGGGTGAGGACCAATTCGGGTCTTTAATAGTCTAGGTAGCGTACACTTGAACTGCTGAAGTGATTAATCAGTAGCGTGTAAACGGGAGCAGACCTGCCTCACCTTTTTAGGGCGTGAATTGGTTAGATTAAAATTAAGGGAGAGTATACTCGCTTATAATAGCAACCCAGCTAATTTTAATAACGCAGGTTCGAATCCTGCCACGTCCACTATGGAACACCCAAATGCAAAGAAACATTTTTATGTGTCAATTCTGAAGAGTATAGTAAGAATTGTCGGGTATGCACTACTACCATTCAATATTGTAGTGTCTTGTATTGTACTGATAATCAGCGAGTTAATTGGTATATATGAGGAAATGGTTTAACGAACTAAATACGAAACGAATTGGATAATATAATAAAATTAAATACAATATGACAAAAATTAAAACCGTCTACGACATGTTACTGCCCGACGTTAAAACAGGATTGCAAGAGAGTGCTAGAAAGTACGGCTCTGCTAAAAGATTAAAATACACACTAATGTCTAAAACTATGTGGTCCGATCTAACTATAACCGAAGCTAAAGATTTAATTGCTTTTGGTAATATAGATTCTTGGAAACTAGATAGCTTCAGCTTTATGTACGGTAATAAAATAGTAAAATGAGTCTCAATACACGAGCTTACGATAAAGTCTATGCTAAAGTAAAAGCAATAGAAAACGAGATAAAATCCGATCAATACAATATTGATAATAAAATGGTTACTAGGTTTATACCTATGGAATTACATTTAAGTGTCCTTGAATATAAGAAGAGACAGAAAAAAATATACGAATATATACTAAATTTAATAAATGAAAAAAGAGATAATTGAATACGAAGATGTCGTCGAATTCCTAGCGGATGATGGCATAATGGAAGAACCAGATATGAACTGGATTCTTGAATACATTGAAAGCGAATACGGTTGTAAACTAGACTATGAGTCTGGCTGGGCTAAAGGTGGTGAAGGATTACTAATATATACTGAATCAACTGCAGATAATTATGATGTATACGCTGTTACAAGCGATCATAATGGAGTTAAAGATTTTGGTAGTGATGTATACTACTATGTAGCTGGTGAAGAATTCTCTGAAAGAGCTTTAGAATCACTATTAAACTACCAAGATGTATGGATTGCCGATCATGTATGGGATGAAATGGAACCTGATTTTGATTTTACATTAGCAGAATGGTGGTCAGAAGTATATGAGGATTTACATTCTGAAAAAGTCGATGGATTAATCGAAGAAGGTTATGAATACCTAGAAGAAGGTGATACAATAAAAGAATAATTATGAGCACAAGAAACTGTACAATGGTTGTCAATAGGCAACACGCGGAAAATCATTCAGAAGGTTTTGCCGCTGATCCGTGTGTATACGCGGACAATAGCTATGTAAATATGTATATACACCATGATGGTTATCCTTCATGGCAAGGTGTACAATTAGCTCAATGGTGTAATGTTAACGCTAGACAAGACGGTGCTGCAATGGCTTCAAAATTAGTATACGATAATTACTATGACAGTTGCTATTTATATGCAGATCACCAACATATAGACCACCAATATACTTATATTATATGGACAGGTAAAGACGATATATGGATAAGTTGTTGGGACCAATATAGTAATGAAAATGTATTTGTATTAACACCTGATAAAATTATTCAAAAGTATTGGGAAGATTTAGAATATACTGATTTTGAAAAAGGTGAAACTAGATTCATGAAAGGTAAATGCCAAGATTTAGAATACCATAGTAATAAATTAATGGAATTATTAAAAAATATTGCAAACTAAATACGAAATAGTATGGATAATATGAGTGAAGAAGAGTACCAAGAATTATATGATCGTATTAAACAAGATTTATACGACGAATTTTTAAACCCTGAAACAGCTACTTATGGAGCTGATGTCTTGCGACAAAAGGAAGATAAAGGATTAATAAAATTTGCTACTTCCGAAAAAGAAATTATATTAGAAGAAATAAACCAGCTTGAGCTAGTGATGAAAAGATATGAAGAAGATGAAGAGTATGAGCATGCTGCATTTATGAAGAAAAGAATTGAAAATTTAAAAAAGAGATTATGATAAAACCAATGTTAGCCCACAAGTTTGATATCGACAGAGTTGATTATACACAAACTGAAGGGTATTATATACAACCAAAACTTGATGGCGTAAGATGTGTCTTTACAAAAGACGGCGCATACTCGCGTAACAATAAACAATTTATGAATGTTGAACATATTGAAATGGCACTTAAGCCTTTCTTTGATCAGCAACCTGATGTAATACTAGACGGTGAGTTATATAATCATGAGTTAAAACATGATTTTGAAAAAATTATATCTCTTGTTAGAAAACAAAAGCCAACTGATAATGATAGGTTTGAAGCGGCGGGTATGGTACAATTTCATTGCTATGATTACTTTGATAATGTATTGTATGATAATTACAAAACCCGAATGAATAATTTAGTTGCCTCTGATATATATTGCGATTGCGTTAAATATGTACCTGCTTATAAAGTACATAAACACGAGGAAGCATTGAATATGCACCATGACGAATTCCTAGCTAAAGGCTACGAAGGCTCTATACTACGTGACGGTAGCGCTATATATAAACACGGTAGATCATATGGATTAATGAAGTTTAAAGATTTTTCCGATACTGAGGCAACTATTGTTGGCTATGAGATTGGCAAAGGCAAACGTGAAGGCACTCTCGGTAAGTTCTTTATGATGGATGATGACGGTAACAAATTCGGTTGTCCTCCCGGTAAAGGTTTTACTTATAAAGATATGGCTGATATGCTTAAAAATATCGATAGTTATATTGGCAAAAGAGCTACATTCACATATTTCCAGAGAACTAATGCTGGAAGCTATAGGCACCCATTATTTAAATGTATTAGAAATTATGAGTAAATTAATATGGCAATTATACAACGATAATATGATCTCAGAGGAGGTGGCAAACCTCTTATTAGACAAACACTATAATAGATTAAACAATAAAAGATATAAATGAATATATTTTATTTGCATAAAGATCCCTATAAAGCGGCAAGCTATGTTTATGATAAGCATAAGGTTAAAATGATCTTAGAGTCTGCCCAAATGCTTTGTACGGCCCACAGATATTATGGCAACGAAGACGTGCCTTATAAAACTGCACACTTAAATCACCCATCAAGTATTTGGTGTCGTGAAAATAAAAATCAGTATAGATGGTTATACAATCACATGCTAGGTTTAAGTGACGAGTATACTGCACGTTATAATAAAAATCATTTAACGATAATTAAATGCAAAGAAGTATTAAATAAATATCCTCCCAACATACCTACTGGTAAATTTAATCAACCACCACAATGTATACCCGATGAATATAAAAGTACCGATGCTATACACGGTTACTGGAGGTATTATATACTTGATAAACACAAAATTTGTAATAAAAATGAAACACCTTATACTTTTGACACTATTCCTGAAGGAGTTAGTGACCGCCACAGTATATCATGCGGTAATTGAACAGACAGACAGCACTCCATTCGTCACTGCCTCTATG